GCCCGTGTAATCGTCACGCGGTTGTAAAGATTTTCCGAACCGTAGACAACGCCAATGTTTGAGTATCCGATTGCGTTAGCAGTTGAATCATCTGCAAAAGTAACAGTTGTTGTAAGCGGTGGAATTGTTAAACGATTCTTAAATGTAACTGCGCCAGATCGATCAATAAACAATCTGCCGTTCTCAGTAGTTTCAACAAGTTGTAAATACTGCAACACATTCGCGTTCTCTGGAACTACGTCTGCTTGCAAAGTTGTAAGTCCCGTTTGGATGTTTCTGTTTGCTATCGGCCAAGCAACTTCTGGTCTATTTAGGATCGCTGTTACACGATCGGAACTTAACTGACTTGTTGCTGTAAATGAATCTAGTTCGGCGGCAGATAAACGCAAGAAACCATCAACAGCAGAAACGCTTGCAAATGATTTTCCAGAAATGTCGTAGGTCAAATCCCAATCGTCAATGAATCCCGTAAAGACACGATCACCGTTTGTTTCGATAGCGATTGGTTTGCGTGGCAAAATTTGCGAATAGTAAATGCTGGATGCGTTAAACGGATCAAAGATGCGCGTGTCATTGTGAAGTGTTACAGATGCGTTGCCTGCGGTGTATCGATCTAGTTCACGCGACTTGCCGCGACTTACAGAAACCGATTGCACGTACTGAGTCACATCTGTTAGTACGTCACCGCCAAGAACAAACGTAGAATTGAGTTGGCCTTTAGTAGTGTCGTTAAGTGTAAAAAGATTTCCACCAGATGCGGCGAGATCGAAACCAATAAAAACTTTAGTTGTTGGAACAGCCACTATGCACTCGCAAAGACTGGTCCACTAACACGTTCGTAACGCTTGATGATATCTACGATCTCACGACCGATAGATGCGCCGTCTGCGCCCATACCTGCGTTCACCGTTAAGTTGATTGTCGTACCCATTCCACCGTTGCGACCTGTAAGCGGCACGACTGCTTCTGGTCCAGCCTCGCCGATTAGAGCAAGCGTTGGTCCAGTAACAATTCCACCCTTAGCAAATGCGGGAACTTCGACACCAAGCGATGCGGCCAAGTCCATAATGTTCTTACGTTCTTTGTCCGTGATCTTTGTTTTGCCTTTTGACTTTTTACCCTTAGCGGCAGCGATAGCGGCATTGACTTGGTTTATTGCTCCCTGATTAACAAGGCCACCATCTACATTGATTGAGAACCCTGCTGCGGCAATAGCAGCCTTAACTCCCTCAACCATTGCTTGTCCTGCGGTTATGCCCGCTTGATAGAACTGCGTTGCGCCTGCTTCACCAACTGCATCTGCAACCGATTGAGTCGCGCTGATTAGAGTATTAACTTGATCTACAACAGTTGCGCCACCAGCAATAATTTCGTCAGCGATCTTAGTTCCAGCATCCGCACCTGCGGCTAAGACTTGTCCAATAGCAGTTTCAGATAATCCCATTGCTAAAAGTTGTTTAACCTTAGAACCAAAGTCAGCAGCCTTAGCAGCCTGTGCAACAAGGTTCTCTAAGAATGTTCCAGTTTCGGCGGTAGCAGCAGAACCGAAATCTATGATGCCTGTTATTACGCTAACGATGCCAGACTTAAAACTTGCGTAAGCATCTTTTGCTTTATTAAGAATGTCATTGTTACGCGTTAGTTCATCGCCCAACTTTGCCATTTGAGTCTGAGCAACTTTTCCTGCATCGCTTAATCCCTTAACGGCATCAGCAACCTTGGCTATTTTTCCTGACGTACCTGTTAAATCGGTTTCAGGAACTGCAACAGCAATTGGCGGTACACGACCAAGTTTCACACGCTTAATTCCAGCGTTCTCTTGTTCATCAGCAGCGCGACTTGCAGCAAGCGCAACGGCGTTAAGGGTAACAATATTGCCAGCAATTTTTTGGTTTGCAATGTAAGCCTCATTGCCCATATTTCTAAAGGCTTGAACACCATTCGATTCCATAAAGCGAACAGTCTTGTCAGTTTCACCTGCTACAAGTTTCATCTCAATTAACTTGCCGATAATAAGACCAAGACCAACAACCAATAGGCCAACACCTGTGCTTGCTAATGCTCCTCTAATAGCAACACCAAGAACACCGAAACCTGCCGCGCCGTACAAAGCAGCGATCCGCATTGCAGTTAATGAAGTTGTTATTGCGGCAATGATTGGTGGCGCAACAACTAAAGCAATCGCAGCAATCTTTATACCAACTAATGCGAATACAACATTTTTAATTACGGCAGCCATTCCAGTAAGGCCAGAAATAGTATTTGCGATTTCTGTTCCTAATGCCTTGAGTCCACCGTTTGCAACGCGTTCGATCGCGGGCATTACATTATTTAAGAACGCATCAACTAAGTTTGTTAGAACAGGAATAAGTTTTGCGCCAATAGTTTCTTGTGCTTCACTTAATCGCTCACGCAGAATCCGTAACTTACCCTCGAATGTATCCGCAGCAACAGCAGCCTGACCCCCGAATAAAGTGTTTAAGTATTCCTGAACCTTTGCAAAGTCTTTAGATTTTTTAATATTCTCTGGAATGACAATTCCCAAACGCTGCAACGCGGTAAATTGCCCGCCCTGTGCTTTTGCTAACGCTAGGGAAATGCTTTCAAGATCGCGCCCTGAGCCAGCGGAAACATCAAGACCAAGTTTTAATAATCCTTGAGCCTTAGTTACGTCACCTGTTGCACGAACTAAAGTTTCTAATGCTGGTCGCAATTGTGTATCGGAAACACCAGTTGCAAATTGTTGAGTTGTAATAAATTTCTCGACAGCAGCAGTCTGAGCAGCCGTGGCCTGAGTGACGTTTTGTAAAGTCTTAGCAAGTTTTAATTGTGCTGCCTGATCCGCGGTCGCAGCCCTAACCGCATCAGTTCCGAATTTAAGAGTTGCCGCGCCTAGAGCAGCGAAAGCAACAGTTGCGGTTTTACTAACGCCACCTAATCCCTTAAATGCTTTCTGCGCAGAGTTAACTCCACGGGGATCAAAGGTTGAAAGAATAGGAAAAATTACAGCCATTTTTTTACCTACCTTTTAAGTTTGCGATTGTATTCTTTTGACAGTTTTCTAATTGTATCGCGCAGTTGATTCTCAACATAAGGCATTGCGGCCTCAGCAGCGGGATAAACAAACCTAGAGGCACGACTGTATGTATTGTTAAGTTCACTAATCATTTTTCTACCTGATCGTGTTGACCCGCCAGATTTCCTGCCAGCCATATCTGCGATCTCAAATGCTGCACCGCCAAGGCCTTTACTGCCCGCAACAATAGAAACTAATTGCGATCCCCTGCGCTGTGCCTTTTTAGAAAAGTTGACTCTGACATTAACCTTTACGCCAGATGCTTTCCATCCAGTACGACCCATATGGTTCATTCCACTTAGAGGTGCTTCACGCGGGATGTTTGATCTAACTTTGCGAACTACGGGATCAAGCGCAGTTTTCAAATCCTTGCGCGCAGCCTTAACGATTTCTTTGTCAATGCCGTTTAAGGTAACGACAACTTCGGCTATCCCCGTGACTCTAACGCCTAGCATTATGACCCCTGACTATTTCGCCATCGCAGGTACATACTCATTGTAAATAACATACGTTCGGATTCTTGCATTAAAACTGATGGAGCAATACCAGTTTCACACGCAAGGTAAGCCAGATACCAATGTTGAGATGAGTCACCCAACCCAACTATTTTGGGTCTTGGTCACTCGCCTCAATAGTATCTACTTCATCACACCATTCTTCAAATGTCTTTTTTGTTTTGCCTTGACGTTCTAGCCAATGCCAAGCAAGCCATAACAAGTCTGTGATTCTAAAATCGGTTTCTAAAGATGCAACCGACTTTGTAAACTTGTCCTCGAATGCAACAAGGTCACGCGCAGTTGCGCTTACATCTTCAACAGTCTTGTCATTAAAAGTAACGCGCAGGTTGATCTTCATTAGGTAGTTGCTCTAGTAACTGTGCCAGATGTAGGCCACGTCACGCTGAATGTTGCAATGTCGCCAACAGATGATGCGTGTGGTGAATATGAATTCACCAAGCAGGTTGCGGTGTATGACGGATTTGTAGCAGACACAGTTGCGGAAGTCGGAACGATTACAACAGTTGCCACGGTGTTAAACAATGGGAACAGAGTTGCATCTACTGATGATGCTCCAAAGTCTTGCATAAATTGTAGTGTTACTGAACCTGTCTTAAGCCCGCCAATGCGCTCACGAAACGTGCCACCAAAAGCGGTTGTTTCAAGATCGTCACTTTCAAGTGCTAGTTCAACACTATTTAAGTTTGTAGAAAAGTTAGTACCATTCACGGTTACTTTGTAATCCGTTGCAGCGAATTTTGCCATTCTTGTTTTGCTCCCTTAGTCTGCGTAGCAAAGTATGATGAACTCTGCTGAGAAATAGTTTACATCACCAGCGGACACTTCACCATAATTGCGAACTTCTGACACTCTCACGTCATATGCTTTGCCGCCAAGTGTCTTATCTGATTCTATGGCACGTTTGATTGAGGTCGATCCCGTAGATGAAACCCACGAATCGAGGCTATCTTGTCCCGTTCTTTCTGAAACTCTGCTAACTAATAACAGAACAGAAAAACTATATGTTGTCATACCGCCGTGAAAGGCCTCATCATAAGTTACAGATTGCGGTAAAACAATTGCAACTGGTGGCTTGGGATCGTCAGGAACTTTAGCCGCAGTTCTTAGTCCCGTAATCGTTGCGAGGTTTGTTGCCAGTCCCGTTCTTAGTTCCGCTACTGATGCCATTATGCAAAGTTTCTTGTGGATCGATACGGCGCAATTAATTGCTCAACATCGGGGTCAAGGTAACGGCTAACGCGTACCGCGCCCATATCGCCAAAGCCTGCAACGCCAAGTGGTGAATCTAAACGCTTAAACAAACGTGAGGATTGAATTACACAAGCCTGCGTGATTGCGATCGGGACAGCAGGCCATCCAAAGACAGCAGTTAATTTTATTAAGTTCTGCCCGCCTGCAACTGGGAAAAGATAATCCTCAACGGCGCGAATGCGTGTGTAAGGAACAGAAAGACCATCTGTGTATCCGTTGCTTGGTTCTAGTTGGTAATCGGTAACTTTGAAAGTTGTATCGAATACGCCGTCAGCAGCAGATGAGGTTTGTAAGGTGATTGCAGTTCCCGCAATATCATCGGTCTGAACAACATAAGAATCCTCTGCCGCGTAATAACGCGTGGCAGTTCCAGATGAGTAGAAAGAACGCATTGCGAATCCATCGATTGCGCGTGAGGCAGATTCAACCGCCATCTCGATTAAAGTATCATCGAGATTGTCCGTGATCCTCATCGCGGATTTTACTTGTGCCAATGTTGCATAGCCATTTGTGATTGCCATTTTACTCCCTGAGTCTTAACCTATTCTATGACAGACAAAAAGAAAACCCCCGATAAATCGGGGGCTGTCTTTTCTCTCTCTAGTATGTATTGTTCTTGATTCTTTTCTGAACCTTTTTTTCTAGTTCTGCAAGGATTGTTCCTACTGACAAGTGACGCTTTTCGGAAAGTGCGATTGCTACTCTTTCCATTTCGTTACGAATCTTTGCGCAACCCTCTGTTCCCCAATCGTTCTTGTATGAATCCTTGGCTAACTTCTCGCCTGCTTCTGCGAACCAAAGTTCTGCGGCGCGTTCTGTCTTTAGTTCCTTGTTCTGACGGATTGCCCAGAGTTCTGAAACGATTAGTTCTGATCCGTCTGCGGTTGGTCGCTTTGCAATCTTTTCTGCTTTCTTAGCATCGCGCTCTGCCTTGGCTTCTGCCTTTGCGATCTTGTCTGCGGTAACGATTGTTGATGGTCGGTTAAGAACATCGGCTGGTGCTGATGGGTAGCAAACGGTGCAAGCGGTTTTTCCTGCGGCCTCAACGATTGTTGTTTCTGAATCTGATGAGTAATCGACTAACCAAGCAAACTCTGTTGTTGGGAAGCAAGTGTTGCAATCCATAGTCTTGTGTACGTGACCGCCATTGTTCTGAACTAAGAATGCGCGGTTCCAGTTATGCAGTTTGTAGATTTCGTTAAGCGGTGCCATCTCGATTTCGATTTCTTTGATTGATGCTTTTACTGCTTCGATCATTTCTGCGTACTGTGCCTTTGTGCGATCGTCTGACCAACGGCTATTGATTGTGTTGCGGTACATTTCGATCTTGCAAAGTAGATCGAACTTAAGTGAATACAAACGGGCGATTTCTGTATCTGTCTTAACTGCTAATTCTTTAAGTTCGTTAGCGTTCATTTGGTGCTCCTATTTCCTAGCGGTTTCCCGCGCCTATAAGACAATAGTACGGTGTATGTATAACAATTGTCTACTCTATTTACAGATTATTTTTTCCCTTTATTTATAAGGCTTTTCGATCCTCTAAGGCTTTCCGAATCCCCTCGACTAAAGGAATCTGCGGGATGAAATACTGATGCGATAAATGCGGATCGCCTACCCGATAAAGAACCCCCGTTGGCTTTTCAATTACGTGATTAAAGGTCGGCTCATATCCCGCTTCCTGACAAACTAATTTTGCCAACTCATTAAATGAAGTAGCGAATCCCGAACATAAATTGAATGTCCCGAAGTACCCAGTTTGAACGTGCCAGAGAACGGCCTGCACTACATCCTGGATGTGAATGAAATCCCGTACCTGTTCCCTGTCACCCCAGATATCAAATGGATCGGCCTTAGCCAATGCGCGATCTATGAAACTTGGAAATGGATAATCCGAATCCTGATCTGATCCGTAACCGCTAAATGGTCGGAACACGAATACTTTGGAATCTGTTATGAACTGCGCTAGATATTCGCCAGTTAACTTTGCCCATCCATAAGTTAAATCGGGATTACGAACAGCATCTAGATTCAAATCGTATTCCGACAACCTATGTTGACGGTGATCGTTTTGCAGATCGATCGGGTATGCCGCGGAACTTGAAAAGTAAACGACATTAGTTGGCTTAGTTCTTTTCACCCAATTAAAGAACTCAGCATCAATTGAAAGATCGGTTGCGACAGATAACGGCTCACCCTCGATAGTTGCGCGCCCGCCAACAATTGCCGCAAGATGAATTACTAAATCGAACTGATCCGTATTTGTCTTGAAATAATCTCTGCAATCATTTCCATCCTTTAGATCGATTCCAGTTATCTCGCTATCGGGTAATGCCTTAACAAAGTTACGCCCGACAAAACCCTTGTGGCCGGTGATAAGTATTTTCATTACCAAGCCTTTACATTTTCAACATCGTTAGAAAATTCCGTTGCAAGGTATTCCGCAAAGATCGCTTGATCCCCGTTGTGCATCTCGAAATTATTAACGGCGGCATAACGCTCATCGTGTTCGGCTTTCCCGTTTGTATAGTGCAAGTGTTCAATAATTACATCGGGCAAATAGTTCGCGTTCTCTAACGCGTGTCCCATCGCTAACCAGTAGTTGTCTAGGAATAGATGCTTTAACTTCGGCGGTGACATAAAGCCTGTTGCCCTAATGATCTTGCTAGACATAACTACGGCAGTTGGTAAGTTCTCGCCCTGTAAGAGATCGTTGCCGTAAGCGATCCCCGCATTAGTTCCGATTGCTTCTGCAAGTTTCGTATCCCACCCGCCAGTACGCGGTAGATGATCGTCACCCATAAAACAGATGTAATCGTAATCAGGTGAAAACCATAACGCCCAATGATTAAGAGTTCCGTTCATTCCCATACGGTCGGCAATAACAACTTTGACATTACCTAGTCCCGCGGTTGCATCGATCAATCCCGTATAGGTTTCAACATCATCGGAATCAATAGCAAAGACAACTTCTGTAAAGTCTGCGGTTGCGTTTATAGCCTCGAACAATCTAAGCGAATTATCGTTGCGCCCACGTGTCGGAATTATTGTAAGCATTCTCATTGTTGTACTAACTCCCAAAATAGTTTTCCTGCGGTATCTACCATCTGGCCTAATGCCTCTGCATCATTCCAATTCTCAACTGACGTTATTCCTACATTGTCGTTTGTATGAATCTTGCAACCTGACAAGACTGCTTCCATTACGGCGCGGCACTCTGACTCAAAGGCTAAAGGCAAATGGACAAACCATTCTGATCTAGCCATTGCATCTAGAACTAAAGAACGATCAACGTCAGTAAGAACCGTAAATGGTAAATCGTTTTGTAATGCCCAAGCAAAAGATTTCAATTGTCCTTTAAGCGGATGATTGCGCGCTGCCCAAAGCGCAACTGGCTTTTTATCGAAATGACTATGGCACTTACTTGTATCGAAATAGGAAAGAACTTGCGCGGTTTTTTTAGGGGTTGTCCAAGATAGTTCACGCCGCATATGTTCTGGCGTATGAGTAACGAACAAGCGACTTTTAGAGATCAGCGCGTTAAGAGATTCCCGCGGGGTTTGTAAGTGGTGAACGAAAACAAACGGCTGATTCTTGCTTAGTTCTAACAATTGCTGATCGGTGAATAAATCCGTTCCCGTTACTACGATCGAATCAAATTGGTGTATGTCGTGTGTATCGAAATCGGCTGGCGTAATTATTCGTATATCAAAACCCTCTGGTGCTTGCTGCTGGTATTCCCAGTCAGACATTTCAGCACCGCCCGCAAACATTCCGCTGAATACCGATTGCTGCCCCTCAGAGCCATCCTGCGGGGTTTTTAGTACGTGGTGGGTGTACCAACCTATATTCACGCGGTTGGCCGTTCTACGCTGCGCTGAGCAAGGATTTCAAGAGTTGGTTTCCAATACTTATCAAAAACAACATCGGCGTTATACGCCTTAGCAAATTCTATTGCTTTATCTGATCGCTCCTGACCGCGGTTATATGCGGCCTCTAACGCCTCAACGATCTTTGGAACGGATGGCATATGGAACCACGCTGTTTGCGGCGCATCCCAAAGTGGTTGCCCGTCTACTAACCAACCGTCACCAACAAGTTCGGTAGATGCGGCGAACTCTGAAACAATCACGGGTGTTCCACAGGCTTGCGCCTCGATAGTAGGAATCCCAAAACCCTCGCCGTATGAAGTCGCAAGTAATACATCCATCGCTGTATAGATCGTGGCTAGTGTTTGTTGTTCAATTCCCGTTCGATAAACATAAGGGTCAACGAATTTGTATTGGTGTTTTTTTAATCCGACTGCGGTTAATAAATCAATCAACCTAATCCCGCCAAGTGAACCTAATTGATCCGTGTGCAAATACAGGATCGCATCATCGTGCTTCGCAGCGAACATAGAGAACGCCAAAATGTTTTCACCGAATGCTTTTCTATTTGGCATAACTCCCTTGTTGGCTGCGTTCATTCCAATAATAAATCTGTCGTTGCTAATGTCTATAAAATCTCTGCCTGTAATTCCTTTATGACGTTTCATAGGTTTGAACACAGATTCGATTCCGTGCGGAACATACAATGCTTCAATCCCGACATTTTCTAACATCGCTTGCCCGTACTCACTCATTGCAATCGGCGTAACAAAATCTTGTCTGCACCAAGCGGCAACCTGAGGTGGTGCGGGTATGTGATCGATTGGAACCCAACTTGCAACATTCCAGTCAGACCAACGCGCACCTTTGAAAACCCATACATCGTACAGAGTGAAAAGAACGTGAGGTTGTTTTGGATCCTGCATAGTCCAGTCGTGCATATGCGCTGGTACTACGTCATTTGAATACAAGTCTGCGCCACGTTGATAAATCGGAATGCCGTTCCAGTCCGTGTTGCTTCCCTCTAATCCATAGTTAGAAAAGATTGCAACATCGTGTCCTTGTTCTTTCATACGTTGCGTGACTTGCGCAGTCTGTGTTCCATAACCAGTAGCAGCCCACGGCGCGTTAGAGTTCCAACCAATTCTTAAAGATTCTTTTTTCACGTTTGCTCCCTTGATCACTTACAGCCTAATAATCGAACTCTAAAAACCCTAATAAACGCGCCAGAAAAAAGATGCTAAATAAAGTGGACAAGTGTTATACATACACCTTAGAATTGTAGTAACAGCGAGGCGCAAGCCTCTAGGACAAAGGATCAAAAAATGAATTACATAGTTAGACGATTAACAACACAGCCAATAACTTTTAGACGAACTAATGCAGCATCAAAAGAAACACTTCCTGCGGGAACAAAAGTTCTTGTAAGTGAAAAACCAATGGCAAACGGTTTATACGTTGCCAGAGTAACTGGAACAACACTTCAAGCGTACGTCACCGCAAATGACTTCACGGAAGTTGGTGCGTAATGCGATTAGTAATACAGGAAGCAGATGAGCAATACTTAATTAAAAGTATCGCTAGAAATGACGTTGAAACAATCCAACGACATATTGCAATGTATGAAAAAAATGTCAAGGAACTTAGTGCGCCATTTTATGTTGATCAGGCTAAGAAAATGTTGCGGCTAAGTAAGATCGCGTTAAAGATTGCGCAGGCAAAGAAAGAATCTGAATAGACAAGAAAGAACCCCGTTGGCCTGCGCTCCAACGGGGTTCTTTCTTTGTTCCTAATTACTAGGAAGCAGCGCCTGCAAAATACTTCACGTGTGAAGTCTGAACAAGGTTGCCATCCACGCGCATAGTTGCACGGAATGTAATTAGGTCGTTCTGGAATGCGTAATCATCCGAACGATCTAGGCGTAAGCCACCAACTGTGCGAACAAAGTAACTTGGAAGATGTCCAAAGATTACTGATTTTGCGGATGTTGCTGTATTCACTAATGCTGGATTTTCAAAAATAGGATACCCAAGCAATAGATCACGAGCATCTGCTGAAAGTGACGGCTGGAACAAGTACTGTCCTGCTGAATCTTTCAACTTGCGAACCTTGCCGATGCTTGAACTATTCATCTGGAAACCTACTCCTGGCAAAGTACGGCCAGCAGTATCAACGCTGTAAACAAGATCGATCAAGTTGTCAGCGGTGAATGCACCAGATACACCAGTACCACCAGTGATGCCTGAACCTGCGGCAGTAACGATACCAGTTGGCTGGACAGTGCCAGTTCCAACTGTTAATGCGTTATTAACTGCATAACCAAGTGCATTACCAGTCTGTGCTGCAAGGAATCCAAGAATATCCACGCCTGCATCCTCAACCATTTCACGGCTGATCTGTGTAAGGAATGAATACTTGTATGCGCCCAGAGTTACGAACGCATTGAATGTTGGATCGCTCTCGCCAATGATTCCTGCTTCGGAAGTTACAGTTCCAGTTGAGTATG